TCCGTCACCGGGCAGGCCCGTAGCAAGGCCCGGAAGCTCCGCAACCTCGACGAGGGGCGGCTCACCCATCCCGTGTTCGGCAACCGCGAGGTCTGGCGCACGCAGGAGGAGCCGTCGGTGCAGCCTGGCTGGTTCACCGGCCCCGCCGAGGCGGCCGGGCCGCGGGTCCGCGCGGGAATCGAACGGGCGCTGGCGGACGTCGCCGATAAAGCAGTCAAGGGAGCCTGATGAAGGTAACGATCGACGGCCAGGTCTACGAGTACGACGGCAGGAAAGGGCCGGTGCACGAGGCCCTGTGGATCGAGCACGTCTACAAGCGGAACTACGGCCAGTGGCAGCAGGACATGGCCGAGGGGTCGGCCAGGGCCTTCATCATGCTCGCGTGCCTCATCTGGCGGCGCGAGGGACGGGACGTGGAGACGGCGTACCAGGATGTCCTCGACGGGAAGATCGACTTCGACATTGACGAGATGGTCCGGTCGCTGGCCGAGTCGGCCCTGGCTGAGGAGAAAGCGCGGGCCGAGGCGGACCCTACGACCCCCGGCGAGTCCCCGGACCCAGCTGGTTCACCTACGACCGGCACCGGTACATCGGGGTCTTCGCCGAGCGGCTCGGGATCCGCCCGTGGGAAATCGGGCTCCTCGAAATCGAGGACTTCGAGGCCCTGATCGACTACATCGAGGACCCCGGCGGCGACTGAGCCGTCATGAGGAGATGTGGCTGAGGACCACGAAGATGACGGCGATGATGACGGCGGCCAGAACGAGCAGGACGATGGTTCTTCGCATGGCTTCTCTTTACCACGCAACCGGGAAGGGCGGGTGACCGGTGGCTGGCCAGTCGATCACCTTTGACTTCCTAAGTCGCGGGTCCGCGACTGTCGCCGGGGACTTCCGCAAGGTCGGGGACAACGCGGCCCTGGCGTCGCGGGGCGCGAAGGTGCTTGCCGACGTCATCGGCAAGCTGGGGGACAAGGAAAACCGGACCGCCGCCGAGTCGAAGATCCTGGCCAGGGCGCTACGGGAAACCGGGGCCGCGGAGGACCGGGTTACGGCGCGGGCGGTCCTGGCTGACGCGGCGATCCGCCGTCTCGGCGACTCGATGAAGGACTCCCAGAAGAAAAGCGACGGGCTGGGTAAGGCGCTGGGCGGCCTGAAGCTGAACCCGGGGCTGGTGGGCCCGCTGGTGGCACTCGCCCCGGCTATCGCGACCCTGGGCGGGGTGGCTACCGGGGCCGCTGCCGGGCTGGGTGGCGCGTTCATCGCCGGGGGTGCGGCTCTGGCCGCGTTCGGGGCCGTCGCCAAGCCGGTCCTGTCCGACGCGAAGAAGGCCGCGACAGCCGTCGAGACGGCGCAGACCGCGCACGCCGCCGCGGTCGCGAAGGTCACCGGCCAGTACCGGTACGCCATGTCGGTCGCCAAGACGCAGGCGCAGCGGAACGCCGCGTACGCCGCGGAGCAGAAGGGGTTCAGCGCCGCCGGGCTCGCCCAGACCGCGGCCCTGTCCAAGGCGTACGCGAACCTGTCCCCCGCGCAGATTGCCCTGTCCAAGCAGATCGGGGCGATGGCGGACTCGTGGGACAAGGTGAAGGCCGCGCAGACCCCCGTCGTCGCGGGCGCATTGCAGCCGTGGCTGAAATCCGTCACCGACCTGACGAAGAACCTCGGACCGATCATCGCCCACGTGTCCCCGGTCATCGCGAGCCTCGGCGGCCAGTTCGGCGGGCTGATCAATTCGTCCGCGTTCCGGGGGTTCCGGGACTTCATCGGGTCCACCGGGTCGGCGGCGGTCAGCGCCACCGGCAGCACCCTGATCGACTTCGTCAAGGGGTTCATCACCCTGCTGCCGAAATTCGACCCGCTGATCCGGGAGGCCGTCGGCTGGATCTCCCGCCTGGGGCCCGCCTTCGCGACGTGGGCCGCCAGCAAGAAATCATCCGACGAGATCCAGCATTTCATGCAGTGGTTCAGCCAGAACGGCCCCGTCGTGGGCGGGCTGCTGAAGAACATCGGCGGGGCGCTCGCGGCACTGGCCCCCGGCCTGACCAGCGGGGGCGCGCTGGAGCTGAAGGTCGTGTCGGACTTCCTGGGGTTCGTCGCGAAACTGCCCCCGGTGGTAGCCAAGCCGCTGGCCGAGGTGGCCGGGGCGGCGCTGATCCTGTCCAAGATGGGCGGCGGGAAGGTCATCTCGTTCCTGGTCACCGGGGCACTGGGCGGGATCTTCGGCAAGGGCGGCGTCGCGGCGGCGGCGGGCGGCGCGGCACAGGCGGGCGGCGCGGCGTCGCTGTGGTCGAGGCTGACCCCTGGCGCGAGGCTGGCCGGGGGCGCCCTGGCGATGACCCTGATCGTCGACGCGGTCCTGAAGGGCACCCCGTCAGGGAAGGGGAAGAACTGGTTCGACAACCCGTTCGGGATGCCCGGCCCCAAGGACAAGGCCAGCGCGAACAACTGGCTCACCTCATGGTCGCCGTACATCAACAGGTTCAAGACGAACATCAGCGACATGACCGCCTTCGTGTCCGGGTCCTGGACCAAGTTCACGGTCCTCCTGTCATCCGTGTTCGGCATCGCGAAGGAGCACATCAGGATCACCTGGGACCAGATCAAGATCCTGTTCCTGCAGGGCGAGGATTTCATCGTCCGGACGATGGGGAAGCTTCCCGGCCCGCTGGGCGCCCCGTTCCGCGCCGCGCACGCGTCGATCCAGGCGTCGATGGCCGCCATCCAGCGTGACGTCGGCGCCGCCACGAGGAACATCCAGGGCGATTTCGACCGGCTGCACGGCAAAACCGTCCAGATCCACATGAACGGCCAGGGACTCTACACGATCACCGGGTCGATCATCGCGGCGAGCCAGGGCAAGGGCGGGTCCGGCAATGCGGCGGGCGGCTTGGCCCGCGGCGGTTTCATCACAGGGGGCACCCCCGGCCGTGACTCGGTGTTCGCCGCGCTGATGCCCGGTGAGGTCGTCGTCCCCACGCGGATGGTCAAGGCCGGCGCGGTCGACCACCTGCGCGGCAGCCTGCCCGGGTTCGCCTCTGGCGGCCAGGTGTCCGGCCCGCTCACGGCCCCGTTCGTGTCCGGGATGTACTCCTCGTTCCAGAACCGGATGACGGGCGCTGAGGTTTCGGCGATGCGCGCGTCGCTGAAGATAGCCGAAGCGGCGGCAGTGGCAGCGGCTAAGGCGGCGGCATCCGCCGGCGTGTCCGGGGCCGGCCCGGTCGGCGGCGACGCAGCCGCGAACAAGGCGCTGGCCCGGCGGATGTTCCCCTGGAACATCTACACCCAGTGGGGCGCGTTCGACACCCTGGAGATGCACGAGGCCGGATACAACCGGTTCGCCCGCAACCGGGCCAGCGGCGCGTACGGCATCCCGCAGGCCCTGCCGCCGACGAAGATGCCGTTCGCCGCGCAGGCCGCCGGCGGGTCCCACGCCGGGCCGCAGCTGTCCTGGATGTTCAACTACATCCGGCAGCGGTACGGCACCCCGGCGAACGCCTGGGCGCAGTATTACGCCCACCCCGGCGGGGTCGGCTGGTACGCCAAGGGCGGACTGGTCCCCGGGTTCGCCTCCGGCGGCACCGTCGGCCAGCAGGGCGCCGCGTACCTCAGGGCGTGGCGGACCCGGCACGGCGGCGGGTTCGGCGCCGCCCACGGCCCGGTCGTGCTCAACGAGCAGATCGCCCGGATGTCCGCCGCGGCGGTCCGCGCGCAGGCCCTGGCCGGCGCGTCCGGGCTGTCCCCCGGCCAGCACCGGTTCTGGGCGTCGGCAGCCGCCGGGGAGAAGAAGCGGCTGGCCGTGCTGCACAAGGAGCTGACCACGGAGCGGGCGTGGCGCTACCAGCTGGAACTCAACGAGCTCGGCCTGGACAGGGAGATCCGCGCCGCCGGGAACATCCCGTCACTAGCCGGGCCGGTCAAGGGCTGGAAAGCGGCGCTCGGCCGGGACAAGGCCAGGGTCGCCGCGATCTCCAAGATGCTCGGCTACTCCGGTGCGTACCTCGCCGCGCACAAGCCCCCTCCGAAGGTGACGCCGCCCGGAGTGCCGGGGTCGATCCCGCACGCCGGCGCCTACACCGACAGCACGGCCGACCTGATCAGGCAGCTGTTCGCCTCGCTGGCATCGTCCAGCCGGGTGGTGACCCTGGACTCCGGCGGCATGGTCATGGACTCCGGCGGGTGGCTGCGGCCCGGGTGGAACCCACCGTCGTTCAACGGGACCGGCCGGCCAGAACTCCTGCGGCCTGACCGCGGCGGCGGCGCGGGCGGCGGGACGGTCGTGCTGCAGAACCACGGCGTGATCGGGTCGCAGGCCGAGCTGGAAGACTGGCTCGTCCGGTCCTACGACAACCTCAGGCGCAAGCGGAGGATCTGACATGGCCTCCTCCAGGCCGGCGTTCCGGTTCTACGTCGACTGGAACAACGACGGCCTGTTCACCGGCACCTACGATGAGGTGACCGCCACCCCTGGCGGCAACGCGCTGGCCGGCGATGGCATGACCATTGCCTACGGCCGCGATCAGGCCCGGGCGTTCTCCCCCGTCCGCGCCGGCGAGGCCGCGTTCAGGCTGAACAACGCGGCCAGGATCTACTCCCCGGAGAACGCCGGCTCGCCCCTGTACGGGAACCTGGTCCCCGGGCGGCCCGTCAAGATCACCGCCACCCAGGACGCCGCCACCACCACGATCTACCGCGGGTTCCTCGACAACTACACCGTCAGCCCGAACAAGGGCGACCGGGCCGTCACCATGTCCTGCCTGGACCTGATGGCCCGGTTCGCCCAGGCCAACCCCCTGTCCACCCCCCTGTACGCCAGCATCCGCACTGGGACCGCGATCGGCTACATCCTCGACGCCCTCGGCTGGCCGTCCGGTGCCCGCGACCTCGACCCCGGCGCGTCCACGATCCGGTGGTGGTGGGAGGAAGGCACCGACGGGCTCACCGCCCTGGCCCGGATGCTCGCCGCCGAAGGACCCCCCGCCATCTGCTTCGTCGACACGGCGGGGAACTTCGTCTACCGGGACCGGCACCACCGGCTCCTGGACGCCGCGTCCGTCACCGTGCAGGCAGTGCTGTCCAACGGCACGCTCGCCGAGTCGGACGCCGGGACCGCGCTGAACGCCAACCCGACGTTCGAGGCGGGGATCGCCAGCTGGACCGCGCAGAACAGCGCCACCCTCGCGTCGTCGTCCGCGCAGGCGCACGGCGGCACCAAGTCCATGTCCGTCACCCCGAACGGGGTCGCCTCCGGCCCCGGCGCGCTGAGCGATCAGGTCCCCGCCGGCCCGGGCCCCCTCTACACGGGGACGGCGTGGTTCTGGTCCGCGTCATCCTGGGCGACCGGGGTGCGGGTGCAGCTGAACTGGTACAACGCAGCCCACGCGTACCTGTCCACCACCACCCCGCCGGCGGTGCCGCTGCCCGCCACGACGTGGACACAGGCCACTGTCGCCGACACGGCGCCTGCGAATGCCGCCTACGTGCAGCTCGTCGTCTCCGCGTCGGGCACGCCCGGCGCCGGGCAGGTATTCTTCACCGACGACGCGCAGCTCATCACCGCGGGGTTCGCCACCTACTCCCAGCCGATGACGTACGACACCGGGTGGCGCGACATCGTCAACACGATCATCACCTCCGTCGACCAGAGGAACCAGCAGGGACTGGCCGTGGTGTGGCAGACCGACGCCACGATCGCCGTGCCCGCCGGCACGTCCGTGACCGTCATCGCCCAGTCCGGCGACCCGTTCCTGAACGCGGTCACCCCCGTGGCGGGGACCGATTACACCCTGCTGACCGGCGCGGCCACCGCCAGCCTGTCCCGCACATCCGGGCAGAGCACCCCCATCACGTTCACCGATTCCGGCGCCGGGAGCATCATCACCGGCCTGCAGCTGCGCGCCAACCCGGTCACCGTAGCCCGCACCGTGCAGGTATCGGTGACCGACACCGCGTCGCAGACCGCGTACGGGCGCCGCGGCCTCCCGTCCGGCATCGACATCTCCGGCGCCACCGTCGAGGACGTCGTCGCGGTCGCGACGACCTACGTCACCCGGTACGCTCAGCGCAAGCCCATCGTCACCA